GGCCCTTCGTCAGATACAGTGTCTTTTTTCCGATGTCATGTACACCGCAAAACGTCAGGCCGTTTTTCCAGGAGATACTGCCATCTGCTTCCACGGCAGTCTGGTACAGATAGTCAACCGGCTTTTTTTCGATTTTGAGGAGCATCGTGACGGCTTTCTCGCCCGTGCAGATTGTCAAGGGCGCGTTTCCCCAGTCCAGCCACCGCTGGAAATCATCACGGGAAACCGTACATTGAACTAGATCCTTCATCAGCTCATACCCTCCATCGTCATGCCGGTACGGCCATAGTCCGCAAGGGAATAGGGGTTTTTCTCACAGAACAGGTCATAGAGGATATCGTCCGCCGCTTTGCAGACCTCCGGGTCGTCAGTCTCGGTTTCATAGCGGAAGCCCGAGGTGGCATGGTATGGAAGTTCCTCCTTGAGCGCCTTGATATATTCCTTTGGATCGGTGTAAATGATCTGCTCACCGTTTGCGAAGCTGACCCGTCCTACGGGCGGCTTCACGTTCAGCTCCTGCCGGAGCCGTCGCTCTGATCTCCGCTATTCGGATTTCCTTCATGTACTGTATCCTCCTCTCTCTTCTTTCCTGCGTGCGCCATCTGGTAGTCCGTCGCACGCTCCTGATCTATGTAATTAAGCGACTGTATCCGCCTGTCGCCGTTCTCAACTGCCGGAAGGTTCAGGATCTCCAGCGCCTGATTTACAGTAAGCAGGCCCATGGGCAGAAGCTCCTTGATCAGATTCACCTTTGTACTGTTACTGCTGAACTGCAGCCTTCCGCTCTCAAACAGGATGGAATTGCCGAAAGCCTGTTCCCGGTCTGTAAAAACTTTCGCCGTGAACTCCATGGAAAGCGCAACCGCAAAAGGCTCAATTGTACTTTCATAAAAGGCGGAAAACTGATCTTCCGTATAGCTGCTGTTCACGATACTTTCCGTAATGCCCAGATAATCACAGATCTTCGCCTTTACCTCTTTCGTCTGATCAGCGGTAAGGATCACCGGCCTGCTCTCAATCGGGACATATTCCATCTTCTGATCCGTCGCCACCACGCCGCCGTCATTGCTGATCTGCAGATAATCGCTGATAAACGCCTCTTTTTCCTCTTTCAGCTTCGTGGGGGACAGGATCTGTGTGAATTTCAGTATGCCGCGGATATTTGCCCCTGATTTGATTCCTGATATGATCCCTTCGTTCTGCGTGTGCGCCAGCTCCAGAGCCGGATACAGGGCATTGTTGCCGTCTCCCAGAAGTTCATCACTGTTAAAATTCCTGCGCATATGTATGAGATCGCTGTAGGGAAAAACTGCCGTCTTTCCGCTCCGGAAGAAAAATCTGCAGTACAGGTTGTCCGCTCCATCGCTCAGCATCTGCATACTGGCCGATGTGATTGGATAGATCCCGGTAATGCTGCGCCCTTCCCGCTGCAGGAGCGCAAAAGCGTTGTTGTAAAGGTAATAGTGCGTTGCCAGCTTGTAAAGCATGTCGTAAGCACTCATATACGGATTGGGGCGCACCTGCAGGAGTCTGTTCAGCCTGCAGTCTCCGTCAACCTTCTCATGATCCGCATACCGGATCACATGACTGCCTTTCAGCTTTCCGATATTCCTTGCAATCGCATCCACCGCCCCACGAAAGATATCGTTCCCGTATGCATCGCCGGTATAAGCGGTAAATGCTCCCGCCGGCTCTATGATAAGTTGTTGCACCGGCGCAAATGCTGCCGCTTTTTCCTGCCTTTTGAATATCCTGTCAAAAATTCCCACCGTTTCCATCCCCCTTTCACTCTGATCCGCATTCCTGGCACAGTCCTTTCACCCTCTGATCTTCCAGGCAGCACAGATATCCATACAGGAAAGCGTTTTCAGATCCTTTTTGAAAATCAGACTTCTTGTCATTATACAGGTTGTACCCAATCGAAAATACTTCGTCAATAAGACATTCCCTGTCTTCCAGATGCTCTTTCAGATTCATCCTGCAGATCTTATCAAGAATTTTCTCCGCCTGATTTTTGCGGTCCGTTTTCCTCCGCAGTTTCCGCCAGTTCCTCCAGATATCCAGAAGTGTGTCCGCTGCTTTCCCGCCTGCAATATCGGCGAATTTATCATAAGCTGTCAGCGCTTCGTCATCATCCAGATCTCTGTCCATGATCCGGTTTAACAATGGTATGATGTCATCTGCAAAGTCCAGTGATTTGTTGACAAGTATCTGCTCCTTCCTGGAATCGCACAGTGTAAATTCCGCTTTATCGGTTTTATGTACCATGTTCAGGCGAAATAAATCGTTACCGCCCAACTCATCAGCGCTGATCAATCTGATTTCCGGTATTTTTCTTGCAGCTAACAGGTGCATGTTTATTTTACCTCTTCCTTTCTTCTGAAATCCGTGTTGTCATGTACCTGTGGTGGGGTTACAGCTCCGGCTGTGCCCAGGTCCTGCGGATGTTGGCGCGTCTGCAGGACCTTTTTTCTTTTCTGCTCACATTCTTCACATATGCGGCCTTCTCCCGGATCCAGATAGCAGCCACATACCGAACATCTGTAATTCATCATGTTGATCCTCCTTTACTTTGATATGACAGAATCAAGAAAGCGCCGCTTCCGTTCATCTGCTTTCTTTGCCCGTATTCCTTCTTCCGGCAAATGAATCATAACAGTCATGTCATACAGTCGATCGACAATCCTTGTATTGCAGTCAAGCTGGTCGACCGGTGAATTGGCCGTTACAATTACCGGAAGACGCCTCGTATACCGATAGTCGATAAGTCGAAAAAGTTCCTGATCCTGCCAGGCTCCATTCTTTTCTGCTCCAAAATCATCAAGAATCAACAGATCACATTCCTGATATTGTCGGCTATGATCCGGCTCTTCCGGTTTGCGGTTAAAACTGCGCTTCAGGCTTTCCAGATAATCCGGTACTGTTATGAACCGGACAGAAATTCCGTTTTTAATCATCAGGGAATTGGACAGAGCACACGCCAGCATCGTTTTCCCGGATCCTCTTTTACTGGACCACAGATACAATCCCAAAGCATCAGCCCGCCATTTGTCGAAATCCCTGAAAAAGCTGCCTGCAATTTTTTTCATTTCCTCAGAATCTCCGCTGTATGAGTCAAATTTGAAATCCGGCAAACATGTTGTAAAAAATTTTTGAGGCAATTCTGCTTTCAACCGCTGATCATTCGGATTTCCCGCTTTGCAGACCGGACAGATTTTTGCATATTCATGATAACCATAATCTTCCACGGTTTCGTCAATGAAAATATAACCGATATCCCGGCATGTCCTGCACTTTGGTTCAGTATTTTCCGTAAGCTGCCCTCTGTTCTGCTTCATGACGTGCTGCTTCACTTGTCCCGTTTCCTCCATTCTGGCCGTTATAGTTGTTTCCCCGGTATCTGCCGCCTTTGTCCTGCTCCCTTGAAAGCCATGTGTTGATAAATCGATTGATTCCGCGTCTGGTCTTTTTCCTGGATGGATTTGCATTAAGCCATGCAGACATTTTCTTTAATTCCGGCTCAATATCTACTGCGGGATAAGCTTCTTTCCATTCCTCAATTTTACTTAAAGGCACATCATAATCAGTTTTATCTACCAGTGAAAGAAGAATACCAGAGACGTCAGGGGCTGTATTTGGGGCTGGAGCTGTTTCAGCTCCGGACAAAATAACATTACTTGTAATGTTATTATCTAATCTATTCTTATCTAAACTATCCTTACCTAACCTAACCTGGGTATCCCGGTTGTCTACCAGTTGGTTGCCATCTGGTATACCAAAGTCTGACAATGAATAAATTCCGTTACTTTCCTGAAGCTGCTGCTTTTCGGTTATGTACTTTGTCTGATGATATCGGTCTGATCGAATATAATTGTTCTGTTTCCAGTGACAGATAACTATGACTCCCGTTTCGAACGGTATTACATAACCTTTAGAAACAAGTATCCTCATATCATCCGCTGTGCAGTTGATCAGCTTCATCACCTGCCTCGGAGATGCTACAAAACCATCATCATCAGCACGCAATCCCAGATGAAAATATAAATTCTGTGTACTTGTGGGCATGTCCAGAAACAAATCTGTATTGATCACATCAAGGCTGAACATTCTTTTATTTGCCATTTTTATGCACCTTCCTCCATACCATTCAGGAAGTCAACCAGCTTCCCCATATTGACCAGGTACTTGCTGCCAACTCTTACAAAGACAATCTTTCCCTGCAGACAGAGCTTCCGGATAAAGTCATATGATAACCCCGTGCGGCCTGCTGCCTCCCTGATCGTCAGCATCTCCGGGATCTTCTTCTCTTCCTCGACCGGCAGTCTCATGGCCGTCTCCAGCGCTGCCATCTCCTGCAGAATAATCCGTTCCTCCTGATCCAGCTCCGGACTGCTGCCCGTGCTGCTCTGCAGAAGGACCTCCGTCCGTCTCCGTGCCAGTGCCGTATACCGGTTCACAATCTCCACTTTCGTCATACTTTTCACTCCTTCCTTTTCCGACTCTGGAAGTATCAAGATCAATAAAGCCCTTCGCTTTTGTACTGTACACTCCAAGATATTCCTGATCCAGATACACAATGATGATGTGCTCATATACCCGGATTTCCGGATCTCCATGGATGCCAAGATGTGCAAGGGCTTCTCCCAGTTCTTCCATGTTCTTTCTTTTCTCTTTCCGCTCTGCTTCTCTCTTCTGGATCCGGTCCGCCTCTTCCATGATTTCATTATGGCGTCTCATGAATTCCTCACTGCCAAGATTCAGGCGTTCCGCTTCTGCTGCCATCATTTCATCGAGTTCTTTCTGTAACATGTTTTC